GTTCTGCTCCTCAGTTCCGGGTGACGGTGACGCGGACGAGTCCGCCCGGGTCGGTCTGACCGGTGCCAATGTGCAGGGACCTCCACAGCAGGGTGTCCCCGGCGGCCAGGACCAGGTTGGCGGGGGTACCGGACAGGGTGATCGCCTTCTCGTCGCTCGCCGAGGCGTTCACGCCCGAGTCGAACTGGAGAGTGGCAACTGTTGTGGTGCCGGCTCCGCCCTGCCCCTTGTTGAAGAGGGTCACGGACCGGGTGTTCGTGTTGGCGCCGGTGATCGCGGCGACCGGAACGAACTCGACCTTGGTGACGGTGCAGTCGAACGGGGCCTGCGAGACGACGCTGTCGAGGTCGTTGCCGGCCGTGGACACAGGTGCCACGTCCTGCTCCAGGACCCGCTGAAGGGGTGCGGTGTCGGGCATGAGATCTCCTTGTGAGCGGCCGGACTACGGCAGGTCGATGCGGGCCACCGGGTACCGGCTGGCCTCGGTCGGCTGGTCGTTGTTGATGGTGTTCGCGACCTGCCAGCCCACACGGAAGGTGAGACGGATGGCGGTCATGTCCTGCTGCGCCAGGTTGTAGACGATGGCACCGGTGTTGTCCTGGATGACGGCCTGGTCGAGGATCTTCATCGTGATGTCCTGGCGGACACCGATGACGAACTGCGACCAGTCGCCCATGAACAGCGTCGGGCTACCCGAAGTGGACCCGAACAGGCCGCGCATCGGGTAGACGACGGGCAGGCCGTCGATCGACATCAGGTTTCCGGCGACGCGGGACTCGTCCAGCTTGCGGCCCTGCGAGTCGCGGGACTTGCGCAGCTTCGACTTCACCGAGGTGGCGCCGACGAAGCCGGACACCTCGTAGCCGTCGGCCTCGACGAGGCCGTAACCGTTGTCGATGTCGCCGAAGAACGCGCCCGCGGTGGAAGCCGAGTTGGCGGTGACGTTGTTGCCCGCGGCGGTCGCCGAGGAGGCGATGTTCGTCGGCCACGACGACGGCGCGTTGGTTCCGAAGAAGGTCGCGGCGTCGAGGGTGCGGCCCATCGCCTCCGTCATCAGAGGCATCGCCTCGTCCCAGATGTTGGCGTCCACGTCGGCCAGGACGTTGTCCGGGACCGGCATGATGACCGCGATCTCCTCGATGTTGAGGAACTTGTTCGCCCAGTTGACCTCGGTCGTCTGCTTCAGACCGGTGTCACCGCCGACGAAGTACGCCGTCGGCAGCGCGGACAGGACCGGGAACCGGACCTGCGCCCGGCCCACCGGCACCCGGCGGAACAGCGACAGGACGGCGGACTGCTCCAGCGCCTTGCCGAGCATCTCGTTGGAGACCTCTTCCGGGATGAGCGCCTGGGCGTCCGTCCGCGAGGTCAGGTTGGTAAAGGCCATGGTCCGGCCCTCTCATTTCTCTTAGCCGGCCGGACCTCGCCGTGCCGGGGATGGGTCAGCCGAGACCGGCCTTCTGGCGGATCAGGGCGTTCATGTCGGTCGGCGCACCTGCAGTGGTGCGGGCGCCGCCGTCGAACGACGGGGCTGCGGGCTGCTCCTTGCCGAGGTGCGGCTTGCGCTTCAGCAGGTCGGCGAGGGCCTTCTCGATGCCCTTGCTGTCGATGTCGCCCGTGTCATCGACGTAGTCCGCCAGGTCGAGGAAGGCGGCAGCGTCCGATGGGTCGGCGAACGTCGATGCGGCGAGGGCTCGGACTTCGGCCTTGGCGGCACGCTGCGCCATTGCGGCGGCGCGCTGCTCGGCCTTCGTGGCCCGCTCCCCTGCCTTCTGGACTTCGGACTTGTCGCGGTCTTCGATCTCCTGCAGGCGCGCGGCGTGCGTGCGGTTGGCCTTCTCGGCGTCCTTGGCGCGCTGCTTCCACTCGGCGAGCGCCTTCTCGCCAGCAGGGCCGAGAGGGGCGTCACCGGCCGGTGCGGCGGGGCCGCCCGGTTCGGCGGGCTCGCCGCCTTCGGGCGCGGACGGTTCGGTTGCGGTTTCGGACATGCGGTACTCCCGTTGCGGGATCAGACTCGCGCCGTTGCGGAGCGAGGGGTTTTGGTCAGCGGACCGTCGGCGGCTTCCCGACGCCTGGGTAGACGTCGCCTCGAAAGGCCGCTGCACGCCGTTCGGCGGCGTGACCGGGCTGCCGCGGAGACCGTTCTCTCAACCGATTGAGTTCGCTTATGAGCTGTGTCTTTTCACGCTCGGCTCGGCGGCACCGCTTCTCCCACTGCCGGGCTCGCGCTCGCCAGTACTCGACGGTGCCTGTCTCGATATCGGAATCAAGGTCGTCTCCGCTGTCAGACGCCATTGCGGCCTCTCAGGTCAGGTAGCCGAAGCGCCGCAGCATCGCGATCGCCTCGTCGCGGCTCCCCGCGAGCTCGAAGATCTGCTCGGGCAGGAGTCGTGGTGACATCAGCCGGTACTGGCGGCCGATATTGGCGGGCACCCGGCCGCGGGCGATGTCCCGGGCCCGCTCCTGCCGGTAGTAGTAGCCGCGCGTCGTCGCGCCCTCGCGCGTTGCGCGCAGCGTCCGGCCGTAGGCGGTCGTGGTGTACATGCCGCGGCGGGCGTTGACGATCTGACCCATGTCGGCGCCCTCGCGGATCGCCCGCGCGCCGGCCGCGGTGAAGACGCGGTCCTGCTCGGCACGAGACAGCCGGCTGAAGTAGGCGTTCGGGTCGATGAATCCGCCACGGTCGAGGTGCTGATTGCGGGCGATCAGCGTGGTCGGCAGGTGGACGCAGTCGCAGCGCGGATGCCGCTGGAAGCCCTTGTTCCAGCCGTACTCCTTGCCTGCGAGGATCACGCAGCGGGAGCAGGCCGGAGGCTGTACCACCCGCACGTAGCCCTGAATCGTCCGCTTCCCGGCCATGCTGGAGCCGACCGCGCTCCGGCCCGCCTGCGTCACCTCCGACGACGACAGTTGCAGCGCCTGATTCAGGCCCCGCATCAGCGCATCGTCCATCGAAAGGCCACCGGCGATGCCCTGCTTGGTCGTGATGACCGACAGGTACATCAGCGAGTCGAGCGCCCGGCCGTCTGCCGCTGCCCCTGCGAAGGCGGACGGCCGTACTGCACCGGCTCGCTCCGGATCCCCGCCCTCGGCATCGGCGATCTCGTCCACGTAGTCGTCGGCGAGCCCGGCTGAGGCCAGCTGGCCCGCAGTCACTGCCCGCACCATCCCGCGGCCTACGCCCGCGCCCCAGGATCCCGACAGGTCGCTGCCGTCCAGCAGCCGCCACAGCTCCTGAATCTGATTCACGGTCTTCCGGGTGAGGCGCTGCTGCTGCTGGTAGTGCCGCAGCGCAATCTGACGCGCTGTCGCAGCCACGGCCTACCCCGAGTAGGCGGCGGGGTCGGGCTCGACGGGCGCCGTCGGCTTCGGCCCGTACTCGGCCGCCAGATCGCCGCTCAGCGCCCGGTCCAGAGCGTCCTGGCCAAGCTGCTGCCAGCGTTCAATCTCCTGCGGCGTAGCACCCCAGCGCTCCCACAGCACCTCACGCGGCACCCCGAGCGTCGACATCTTGACCAGGGCGTCCACGAGTTCGCCCTCGGTGCGCCACTCCGGGGACTTCCACACGATGCGGGCCTGCGACGAGGCGAACCCGGCCAACCGCATCGTGCGCTCCAGGCCTTCTTCGAGGAACCGACGACGCTGATAGATCTTGTGGATCAGACCAGCCTCGGCTGCCTTCAGCGCCTCCGCGCTGAGGTTGATCATGCTGCCGAGGAGATAGTGCGGAGGTGTCGACGTGATCGCCGCAATGTCGTGGACATCGGCTTCCTTTCCCTTCAGGTAGCCGGAGAGGTCCGCGGCAGCGAACTGGCCGAACTTGGCGCCGCTCTCCTCCGCAATAAGGATCTTGTTGACGGCGACGTCGAACGGCTCGATGTCCTGGCCGTTCTCGTCCACCGGGATCTCCATCCCGGTGACCCACTTCTGCGGGAACGCAGCGAACTCCTGCGTCATCATCCGGTCCGCGATCGTCTTATTGATCCGGTCCTGGATCCCGATCACCGATCCGAGCTCCGAGGCGCCCGGCTTCAGCATCCGCGGCCGGTTCGCCAACTCGCCGAACGGCACCTCGCCCAAAACGTTCTTGCCGCCCCACTCCTCACCCGCCACCTCGCGTCGCACCCACTGCGGCTTCTGGCGACCCTCTCCGAACTTGGGCTCGGGCGCCTCGAACTTATAGATCCTGTCGGGGAGATACACGGTGCAGCAGAGCGTGGCCGTCCAGTCGTCCACCCACAGCTTCAACGCCGCGGCCATCTCGCCGGGCTCCCCCGGCTTGCCCTCCGTGATGACCTGCGTCGGATGCTCCGGAGTGATCCGGAAGCCGCGCTGCTTATCCGGCGACACCAGCATGTAGGCGTTGCCACGGATCGCCGCCTCCAGAAATGCCAGCGACGAGCCGCCATCCAGGTTGTTGTCCTGCCACAGCTGCCACGCCGCCTTGTCAGCCTCCCCGTCGGCATCCGACTGGAAGCCCGCCACCTCCAGGCGGCCCACCAGAGCGTCGACGACAAGCTCCATGTAGTTCGCCCGCGACATCTTCAGCAGCCGACGGAACGGATTGCGCGCCTTCTCATGCAGGAACGGCAACGGGTGCTCGCACTCGTAGTAGTCATCGAAGACCTTCGTCTCCTCCGACCGCTTACACAGAGCCTCGTACAGACGGTCACGCCACCACTCCGGGGACTGGACAGCAGGCTGAGGCATCCGGCCCCCTCTCGGTCAGAATCCGCGCGCCCTGCGCTTCTTGGTCCGGGCCTCGCCAGCGGCGATCGCATCGCACGCCGCCTCATGAGCGAGAACTGACACCACCGCGAGGTCGATCTTCTGGACGTGCGTCGCCTTACGCAGCACGTAACGCTTCGCCGGACGGGCCGCCTTACGGGCGTTCCGGACGTGGATAGAAGTCGTCTCACAGCCGTCATGCCGGAACGTCGTGTCCTTCTTCGTGACGTCCGTCAGCAGCTGCTCGCAGGCCGCATGCATCTGTGCAACGCGATACGTCTGCCACTCAGTAACCCGCTTCTCCCCGAACCGCGCCTGCCAGGCCGCCATCTCGCTAGTCCAGTACGGCGGGTCGCCGTACATGCGGACCACGTTGAAGCGGCCCATCAGTTCATCCACCGCAGCATCGACCTCAAGCCGCGGCACCTGGCCCTCCCAGTCCTCCGGATCCCAGATGCACGGCCTGTTATCCGGGCCGTAGGTGGGGGTGAACTGGTAGCCGTCCAGGGTCTCGGCCCGGATACCGGTCCAGTCGTCCACGTCAGAACCGTCAAAGCCCAGAGCGAGCGCCGTGCCATCCGGCACGTCCTCCAAGGCGATGCGAGCGTCCCAGCGATCCTGCTGCAGCCAGGTGCCCATGCCCGCCGTGATCCGGTTGCCGTAGAAGCGCTCCGCTTCCGCCGGCTCCTTCTCCATCAGCTCGAAGGCCTCGCCCTCGATGGCGTCGAGGTCGATGTGCGTGCTGCCCAGGTACACGGCCGCGTGGATCCGCCGCCGTTCCGCCTTATTCGTGTACGACAGGCCCTTGGGCGGCAGCCGGTGGAACCGGTAGACGTCCGGGGCCTTCGTCTCCGCGGTCTTCTGCGCGACCGTGTTCTCCGTAGGGTCCCAGGCGTTCGTCTGCTCCAGCGAGCGCCCCGACATGCCCGCGAGGCCGCGGCGCTGCGTCGTCGCGACCTTGGTCATGCCGTTCTGCTCAGTCCAGATCCCGCTCTCGTCCTGCGACGCGAACGTGATCGGGTTACCGAGCCGCGACTGGGCACTCGACGTGACGACGTCGATGCGGCCGTCGTTCGGCAGCCGGATGAACTGCTCACCGACCCGCATCACCTCGGACAGCGGGCCGTTCCGGATCATCGCCTGCAGAGGCCGGTACGTGTTGTCCGTCTGGTCCTCAGACGTCGCGGTGATCTGGATCAGCGGCTGGTTCCACGGCCGGCCCATCGGCTCGCCCGGCTCGTACCAGTACACCCAGCCGCAGCCGCAGCCGTGATCCGAGCACCGATAGCGCTCCCCGCCCTGCGCCCAGCCGTTGAACAGCACCGGGCCGACAGCCTCCGCGGCGACCACAGACGCGGCCCACGGGCCCTTGCCGGACTTCTGCGGAGCCACCGCCTGAGCGCGCCTGTAGTGAAACGCGGTCGACAGCTGGCCTAGCTCGGCCGTCGGCTTGACCCGGTACAGATTCGCCGTGATCCGCAGCTGCCAGTCGTACATCTCGAACGGCCGCGGCGTGTTGTCCAAGCCGCCGACCGACTGCAGCAAGCAGTGCCGGGCAATCCAGTCCGGGACGACGTACAGGGTGGGGAAGTCGAGGGACCAGGTCCCGTCGTCAGCCGCTACCACCAGGCACCGCCCTCAGCCTGGCTCGCGCCGAGGTCGCCTCAATGGCAGGCGCGCTCGGTCCCGTCAGCGTCTCGTCTTCCTCGCTGACCCGGTCGATCCGCCACCGGTTGCCGCGCATTCCGGGCGTCGTCAGCCCCAACGAGTCCGCCATCTGTCGCACCAGCGTCGACAGGACCACCGCCGAGTCCGGCTTCTCCGCCTCGGCCAGCCGGCGGGCGTACAGCGCAACCTCGATCTCCTGGCCGTACCGTTCCCACATCAGCCCCTGCGGCTTCTCCCACAGGCGCTCCCACAGCACCGCCTCACGAACGCTCTGCTCCTCGAACGGCCAGTCAGGCGTTGCGCCTTCACGGCCTTCAGCAGGCAGAATCGTCCACTCGCCGGCGTCTCGCTCGCGCCTCAGCGCGGTCGGATCGGGCGCCGGCCCGGACCTGGTGCGTGCTCCACCCTTCGGCATATCGATCACTCCAGCTAGCCGCGTTGCGCGGCGAATGCGCCGTCACCTTGCGTGACAGCGGAGCATGATCACCTAGGCTCTGAACCCGGCAAACCTGGGAGCCACC